CCGATGTGCCAGATACCAGCGGCCCTTGGAACTCGAACTGTCCCACTCGGCTCGGCCTGACCGTCCTAGGAAACGCGGCCATCGGTTAGCCTATCCCTTGCGCTATCGAGAGTGATTCGCGGATCCCCTGCACCGTCAACTGGTTTAGCGTTCCTGCGTGTTCGACCAGGCGTTCGTTGAAGTCGCGGGCATCGGTTGCCGTGACAGATAGCGTCGGCTGAGATAGGACGGTGATGCTCGCCGTCTGGCTGCCGGGGCTTGCCACTGACGTAGCGCCCGAAGTGACCAATCCCACCAAGAATTGGCCCAGGCCGCCACCGGAACTCGATGCCAGTTGGTTCAGCTCCTGTAGTAGTATCCGGGCGAGCCCAACAAGAAAATCGCCGAACGTCTCGAGCCGGCTCGACGCGAGATCAAGCACCCTGGAAAAGACTTGGTCAACCGATGACGCGAACCGGTCCAGTTTCGCCATGTATCGCGCCTGTGCTTCGGCTGCGCGTTCGGCGCTCGAGCCCATAGCAATCAACGCCTCGTCGAGCTCCGTCACCTCGATAGCGGGCAGCGTGGGACCGGTGCCGAATCTGTCGGCCAGGTCGGGCACGTTGCGGAACTGGACGGCGCCCGCCTGGCCAAGTGGGTCTGCGAATATCTCCCTAAACTCGCGGCCCGGTCCTGGTATGCGAAGGTTTGTCAGTCGCTCGAACTGTGACGCAGCCTCGCCCAGAACGCGCTTCACCCTGGCCGCTTCTTCTCTGATCCGTTTCAGGCGTGTCGATGCCGTCTCCTCGGCCGGATTCAATAGCGCATCAAGCTTGGCTTTTGCCTCGGCTATTGCGAGGTCGAACCCTTGTGTCTGGAGGCCCTGACGGAACCGGTCGGCTACACCCGCGAATACGCCGAACTTGCCGCCCCTAGTCCCACCGAACACATCGCCTGCAATCTGCGCCCGGCCCTGCTCGAGTGCCGCAATCGTCTGTTCGATCTCCTCGCGCGTCGTAGACAGGTCGATTAGGGGACGGGCGGACCGCTCGATGGGGCTTGTCAGGCCCGTTAGGTCGCCAAACACCAGCGCGATTTCGCCCAGCTTACCCAGGAACCGCGCCAAGGGGCTCTCGGCGTCGTTTAGGGCAGCGATAAAGGCCAGGATAGCCGGGGTCGCCTCCTTGACAATAGCGTCTTTGAGCTCCTTGTATCTGTTACTGAGCAGGTCGAGTTGGCGGCCCGTGCCCACCATGCCCCGGCCAGCCTCCTCTGCGCTCCTGAGCGACCCAGCGAGTGCCCGCCCGAGCTGTTGCGCTTTGCCGGACAACAGCGCGAACGCGCCGGCCAGTATCGTGCCACCCACAATGGCCCCGAGTCCGCGGCCCACGCGGGCGAGCCTAGCGAATCTGGTCTCGGTCCTGGCCATGCGGTCTGTTACTACGTTCTGGGACGCCGCCAGCCGTTCGTTGCGGTTCTTAAGGCCCTGAATTTCGCCCTGTAGACCCTGCGCTTTCTTGGTGAGCCTGTCGAGCGCACGCACTGCGCCCGTGTCCTCGGCCTCAAAGCGCATTTTGATTGTGCGGTCGACCATCTATATAAGCGGCTGGCTATTCAGTGAGTCCATGCCGTCTTTCGCTTCGGCGGCAAGTTTCGCGCGTTCGTGCGCCTCTTCCATGTCGTCGCTTTGCATCTTGAAGAAGACCATCCACTCGGCCAAGAGCGGGAGCGGCATACTCTCCATCATCGTATCGATGTCCCAGACCCCAACCTTTTCTGCTATGCAGAAAGCCGAGCGGCGGATGGGGTCGTCTCGGAGTTTTTTTCCGTCACTTCTGGGTCCTCGCCGCCCGATACGTCCATAATCGCGGACACCGCGTCCATGACGGCCTTGATGGATCCGTACTGTAGGAGGTCATCGACCTCGTCTTCATCGAACACGGGCGAGCCGTTCTTGTCGCACACGCCCTTGAGAACGATATCGTCCAAGTGGTCGAGCATGGCGCCGTCGCTCAACGTCTGAAATAGTGCCGCCGGTAGCGGACGTACGTACACCTTTTCGCCGGCCCAGTCGTCCGTTTCAAACGGTACTATGTTGACCTTACGCGCCAGCTTTTTGCCTAACTCGCTCATTAGCTGGTCGCCCTCGTCATGGCCACGCCGGTCGAGCGCATGACAACCGTCTGCGTGTCGAGTTCGCCAACCGCGCCACCCAACAGCGGGTAGGACGTGATGCGTAGCGTCGTCTGGTAGCCGGGGTTGGTCGCCGACTTGGCGCCGGACGTGGGCCGGATCTCGATGGCCCGTGCCGTCTTGGCGATCGCGTCGGCAAACAGCGTTTGCGCTACCGCGGAAGCGGCTTCGTCGGCAGCGAACGTGATGGAAAAATTGAACGTCTGTAGCCCAGCCAAGATCTCGGCTACGCCGTTGGTGCCCATCGTGGTGCCGTCCACTTCGGCCAGGTTGATCTCGGCCGAATCGACAGACCGGACCCACGCGGACAGGTCGACTGAGTTCCACTCGAAAAACGCATCGGTCAGGGTATGTTTAGCCATCGGTTTTCTCTCTCTATGTCGGAATGATTCCTGCCACTACGTCGAACGTGAGCGATGTGAACCCGGATATGGTGTAGGTGACGCGGTAGAACGTGTCGGTGTTGGCGCCGGCCAATAGCTGCCAGTCCGAGCCGATGGCCGTCTTCTGCGTAAACGTGAGTTTGGTCGTTGCGCTCGGGAAACCGGTAGTGTCCGACTGGACCAATACGTCCAGCGTGCCGGCTCCGGTGACGGACGTAACATGTAGGGCCGCATAGAGCGTGTCTGTGGACGCAGCAGCGCCTAGCGAATACTCGGCCCCGTTACCAGTGGCCGTCTCAGCGCCTACGTGCAGGAACACGCCCTTGACTAGCGGGTCGCCGGTCGACTGGCCCAAGAACCGGAAGTTGTGCATCTCGCCGACCTGGCCACTATCAAACGGGTCGTACGTGCCGCCCAAGACGCGCGTAGTGTAGCCGACCTCGCCCTCCACACCAGCGATCGGGCCGTAAGAATACGGGATGTCTTGCACGGCGAACTTGGAAAAGAGGTGCGTGTCGATCAGGTCGGGCGCGGCGCCTGCATCGAACCGGCCCGCAATCGATGTGTTGATGCGCGCGAGCCCGCCGAGCGTATTCGCCACGCCGTTGTTGCCATACGTGGTCCCGTCTACCTCGCCAATCACTACCTCGGTCAGCGCCTCGAACAGGTCCGCGGTGATCTCGTGCGAATCGAACAAGAACCGCTGTGCGGAATTGACATGTTTAGACATCGGGCTTGGCCTGCTTAGGTAGGTTCTTCTTTGCTACGTGGCCCTCGATGGCCGACGGCACTGACACGTCGAGCATCGGGCGCAGGTCGGCCTCGCGCCAATCCACCTTGTCGCCGCGTTTGAACACGCCGTACGAGTTGATCACCTCGTTGGCTATGATGGTCGCTTTCATGTCATGCCCCTAAGTAGCATCTACGAATACTGCGGGAATGGTCACGGCGAGCCGCTTCAGGCCGGGCACTTCCGCGCCAGCGTCTACGCGGTCCACGGCCGTGTAGAGGAACTGTAGTTCGCCGACCTTGCCGCTCGCGCCTGGTGGGTGGTCCAAGACGTTCACGAGCACGCGCTCGAACGAGTCGCGGACTACGTCGGCGAGCTCCCACACCGTCTGCGTCTCAGGCGTAAACGTGTCCGTCCCGGTATCGCGCGAGTGCGCGTAGCAGTCGATTTGAAAGATGTAATCTTCGATGCGGGTGGAGCCGTTCGCGGGCCTAGGTGTGTGGCCCACCGTGGTCACCTGGAACCACTTGCCCACGTTCCTGAGGTCCGAATCCAGGCCGTCCCAGTCGATGAACGCGGTTGCGGCCAGGAGTGTGTTGGCCCGGTCCTCGAACTGGCGCACAACGTTGATCGTGTCCCTAGCCACTAGAACCCCGCCGCGCGGTCGGCGATGATGATCTGTTCTTGCAGCGCGGCCAAACCCTCAGTCTTGACGGCTCCTGTGATCCGGCGCGCAGTCAGGCGCACCATACCAGCGGGGGCCTGGCGCGAATGTCCGAACTCGAGGGCGACTATGTACGGGACGCCGTTAACGATCTCGATGGACTGGGTAACGCCGCGGAAGTCCGACGAGAAGCTCGATTCGCGTCGGCCTTTCGATATCGCCGCGGGGGACGACCCGCCGATGTGGTGCGGAATGCCGTTCGCGTCCAAGAACGCCGTCCAGCCCGCGCGAGCTCTACCCTTGTCGACCGGAGTGGCCACCAGGACATCGCGCAAGAACTGCAGCGCAACGCCCGTGAGCCAGTCCCGCTTACCTTCTCGGTCCAAGCCACGGGACATCGTACGTGTCCAAGTGGTGAGTTTATCCAGCTCATCGTTAATGCGGAATGTGGCCAAAAGGAAAAGCCCCGCCTCCGGTAAACAAAGGTCAGGGCTCGATGGCCTCGATGTGGATCGGGAACGGACCGCCCAACTCCCACACTGGACGGCCCTGGCCCGATTCCCAGCAGACTACCCGAGGGCGCCCACCGGCTTTTCTTCGCTTCGCTCGCGTACCGGCTCTTTGGTTCTCACCATCGA